TACCTTGCTCTTTATGAATGTTCTCTATGCGTTCCAGAACATCTGCCTCTGGTAAGTCTTCACCTTGATAGATATATAAACCAATACCATGTAGTGATATAGCTTTTGCTAAACATCTTTGCATAGCCGTATTTAATTGCATAGCATTAGGATTCTTAATAGCTTGGTTCTTAAAATCTATCACAGGTAATTGTGCAGTTACATTCTTACCAAATGCTTGAACTGTGCAAAACACCATCATACTGCCATCAGGTAATGTCAGTGGGTCTGCATAACCCCATGTTGCTGATTCATCATGTTGCAGTAATGTATCTACTGCCCATGCCCATGATAGATAAGTAAACTTACCTTTCTTTTCTGTGTATTTACTAACATCTATCTTTCTTAACTCTGCGTATTTACTCATCTGTTTCTCCCAAATATTTGGTCAAGAATCTCTTGTTGATAAGAAAGTTTCTTCAACTGTTCCATCTCCAAATAGTCTTGGTGCATTTCTGCTTGTAATTGGTCGTCTGATTGTTCTTGCTGAACTGCAAGTGCTAATTCTGTTGATTTACTCATGGTATTTCTCCTTTCTTCTTAAAAGTTAATATACTTTACTACTGTTAATTTTATTTGTCAAACTATTTATTTAATTTATTCCACCCTTGTGACTTAAATACTTTTCCCTCTTTACTCGTTGCTCTATATTCAAACTGCCCAAATGTTTTTTTCATTTGTTTTAAAAATTCATTAACGGATATTTGTTTGGATTCCAAATTGTCTCTCCCCATATCTAAAAGATTTATTATCAAAGTATAATCCTACCGAACCTTCCCAACCTGTGCCATGTCTTTGCTTACTGACTTGAACAAAACAATCATACTGCTTACTTATCTCCATAGTATTAGCACCTTCATCTGTCATGTCTTTTTCTTTCTGCTTGTTCCTAAATACTGTCAAACAATTATCTGCTAGATTAGTAATGTCACTAGAACCCATGACATCAAATTTACTTGGCAGTCCTTTTTCATCTACAGTCTTTCTGCTATGAGCCACCAAGAATATATGAACCCCAATATCTCTGGCACAAACACATAGCTGATTTAAGAATTGTTTTTGTTTGTTATAATCATCACTGTTAATACCTATCTTGGTCAATGAATCAATAACAAATACCTCTACCCCTAACTTTTCTTTAGCATACTGAATCACTGATAATACCTTTACAGGAGAGGTCTCTCCCTCTGCATCATATAAAAATAAGTTATCGTTTATCTTATCTAAAAAATTATCTATGCCTAACTGTGTTGGCATTTGTGTTCCTGAATCTTGTTGTAACATTCTTCCTAGTGTTGCCCTACATTGCATCTCAAAAGAACCTATCAGGCACTTGTGTTCTGCTAACATCTTGAGTATCACATAGTTAAGCCATGCTGACTTACCATGCCCACTGTAACCTGATACGATAGTTACCTCATGTTCCCTTACCCTAAACAACCCCTCAAACTTTGTGAATGGTAATGGTATGCCACCATTTACATCTTGAGTAAAATAGTCAAGTATTTCACCGCTATATGTTTTAGGTGATTTAATTTTAAAATGTTCATCTGTGTCCCTAGCAGAAAAATAATTGTCTATATCCTTATCTTCAATTATTATTTTTTTTAATTCATCACCTATACTTTTTACATTATTATTTAATGTCATTATATATACCTTTTAATCGTTCTGTTATTTCAAATAACTTATTATTATCTGAATCTATTAGTTTCTGCCCCTTACGAATACTGCTAGAACATAATGCAACAAATAATAAATCATTTCTTGTTGCCTTTAGCACTCCATAAGGATTAGAAAATCTTATCCTTGTCTGTGGCTTGTATTCTGTATCTAATGTATTCGGCATAACATCATTCCATGTCAGTCCTGAATCATTTAATATCTGTTCCATACTGCAACCTGCAAAACAATTGAGTATCATCTTATCTTCTTTAAACTTTAACCCTAGACTAGCGTTTCTATCATCATGGCTAGGGCATAAACATTGATACTCACCATCACCTGACTTATAAACCTTTTCAAACCTCGCTAGTATTCTCTCTCGCTCTATCATCTAACATCTCCTTAATTTCATATTGTCTTAATTTAGGTATGCCCCTTTGCCCCCAATAGAATACTGCCTGTCTACTTAACTTGGGTTCAAACTTTTCTGCTAATTGATTTGGTGTTACTTCTAATTTCTTACATACTTCTTGTAATGTCATCACTATTCCCTTTATATAATTTGAGTAAAAGAATTTAACAAACAATCAATCATTCGTCAAACAATTCTTTTTTAATATCTAATTCAACCTCTATTTCCATTTCTTCATCATCTTCATCATCTTCTTCTATCTCAAAGAAGTAGCCGTTATAAGCCATATCAGGTTCATCTTCATCATATTCATTCGTGCCTTTATCTAAATTAATCATTACTGAATACCCCCTTGAAATTCATTTTCTAAAAAATCATCAATGTCTTGAAAAATTCTATCTAGCGTTGAGTCATTTAAAATTTTGCTAGTTAATTTTAAATCTAAAACATTGCCATTATCTAACCTAACTGTTGTTGGTATATTGACATCTATATCGTAGTCATAATTACTCATCTTCATACTCCTCATATTCTTCAGTTATATAATCATCAACAACATTTGCTACATGGCTTTTATGTATATCTATTTCAACCTCGTTGTTATCTTCATCATATCCAACTATTTTCCACGCTATTATTTTCATCTTAACTCTCCTTTAAATTAAGTGTTAATCCATCACAATGGCAATTACAATCACAACGAAACTCATGTCCATCTGAATTTAATCCTATGCCATCATCAACATAACCACCATGTTCAGATACATAATTTAATTGTTCATCATTACTCATAACTCCAAAACATTTCATCTTAATTCTCCTTTATTATTGATATATATTCTTCTGTACTAATACCATAAAATAACTGTGGTCTTGCGTTGTACCAAAGTGAAGTTAAATGTTTCTGTATTAATTCTTTTTTGGTAAATTTACTGTTAAGTTTTTTACCGACTATGTTAAATAACTTTTCTTGGTTAATATTCATTGCACTATCTCCTCTACTGATTCTTCTGAAAATCCTAGAACATCAATCGTATTGTCTAGGTGTTTAAATAACTTTACATCTCCATGCCTGTTTAATACTTCTTCACCTGTTTCTTGGTCTACCTTTGCTAGTAAGTAACCAATCACTTCGTATTCATACTCCTTATCACAATTCATATTTAATCTCCTTTCTTTAAAATAAACATGGTTCACAATTCTTTACTGCTAATTCATACTCACTTAATGTTTCTGTTACTTCTGCTACCCCTGTAAACTTAATAGTAAACCCTTTCTTATTCTCAATATAAAACAATGCCTGTTCTTTACTGTAAAATGCTCGTAAGGGTTCACCATTCTCATCTAATGCTAGATAGCTATGCACTGATAGCTACCAATTTTTTAGTTTTATAATTAAACCTCAATCCTTTTTTTGTTTCTCGTCTTAATATACTTTTCCTTTCCTTTTTAACATCTTCTATTTGTTGTTGATTAAACTCACTAGGTGATTCCATAACTAATTCATACTCCACTTCTGCTATTCTTCTTAATACCTTTTCCCTAGTTTCTTGTGTTAAATTTTCCCATTGTTCACCATGAGAACCTTGTTTAATTTCTTTTCCTACTGCACTTGCTTGTATTAACCTTTCTCTTTGTGTATCACTTAACATAATTTAATAACTCCATAATAATTAATAATAAAATTGCACCACTTACAATACCTAGCAAAAAACAATTTCTTCTTCTTTTCTTTTCTGCTAGGAAACTATAATCTTTATATTTCATCTTCATTCTCCATATCTTTTATATACTCATTGATAATATCACTAACCTTATGGTCGTTAATATCTATAGTAGAGTAAGTGCCTGTATCATCTTCTACAGATAAATACCATGCCCTAGTATTAATATCTAAATTAATTTTATGATTCATCTTTATTCTCCTGTTAATTCTTCTATTAATAATGCTAGTAACCCTAGCAACCCTAGTATGCTAAATAATGTAAACATAATTATTCCCCTCTGATATCTCTATCTAATGTTAAAAAGTAATATGTATCTTTTAGTCTAGGTTTTAAGAAACTAGACGAAAAGAATTTATTACCATCTAATTTATTAAAGTAATCTAAAGCAGATACTTTATTGTTTTTACATAATTCAACACCAACTTCATAGTCTCGCTCAAAGGTGTTAGCTAAATCAATATAATTTTTATCTAGCCATTTATTCATATTAATTACTCCTATATCGTGGATAGTCTCTTATGCAAGATAAACCATTTTCATCTACTCTTGATTTATGGTCTATAAAATTAATGTCTATATCATTACCATATTGTTTTTTAATGGCATTGATATATACCCCTAAATCACAATCTTCCTCTAGGAAAACGCTATCATCTGTCATATAAGAATAGGTTGATATATCTTTTTCAATACCCAATTCTTTTATTTCATTGATAGAGACTTTTGCCCAACCATGTGATGAATCATCATAAAAGTTTATTGTTACATTTTTGCTAGTATC